CCTGCTCTGTCACCATATCAAAAATTGTTCCAATCGTCAGCTTGTCCAAATCATTCAGCGACAATCCCACCTGACAACAACGCAGCAGGAACAATGGCGTTGTCATTTCTCGGTCGACGGGATTTCCAGGTTTTTTGGCTCTACTTGCGTCAGCATATTATCTCCCCAAAGGTTGATTAGTTCTATTGCTGCTCCAATGATTGACAGCATAGATAGCCCCGCAAGCCATTCCTCCGGGTCCTCCGGGACCGCCTTATCCGCGTGTTTTGCAAATATGTACGCCATATTTTCAAGTGTGTCGTAGTTGTCCAAAATTACATTTGTGGCATCATCCTCAGTTTCTGCATTTTCCAGTTGATTCGTGATTTTTACCATGTCACGCATAATGTCCTTGCCGAATTTTGCACGATACAAATGTGGTACGGATGCATCTGCACGCATAGAAATATGGACGGTATTGCCGTCCATATCCTGCATATCTATCGCTTTAATCATGTGTTTTATCCTCCTTACTTAGCCGCCACAATTCCGGCCGTGCGCAATGCTGCAAGCAAACCATTCAAAGTTGTGCGCAGCGCTGCCGCATCTGCATTTTCTGCCGCATCTGGCAGCGCCGCCGCCATCTTTACGGCACCGATTGCGTCCACAGTCGCAACAGTCAGAACAGCATCCTTGCCGTCCTTGCCATCTGTGCCGTTGGTACCGTCAACGCCTTTCGGTCCTGGAGTCATTGCACGTGTGTTTGCCTGCTGGATACCATCCTCCATACGATTCAGTTGATCTGCTGTGATAGTGTCTCCTGTTTTCCAATCGTTCTTTGCAAAATCTGCCATAATGTATTCCTCCGTTAATTTAATTAGATTTTTGTGCTTCCGACAATGGCCGTGCCTACCGTCGGAGTTGTACCATCAGATGGCGTATGTACTTTTGTATACCAACTGTCATACACGTCTTTTGTTGTATTCAGCCCCGTTTTACCATGCACAATCATTTTCCCAACTGTGGGGTCAAGCAACGGGTCGGCGGCAATTTCACCGCTGTCTGTCTGCACATCGATTTTATCCTCTGCCGTTTTTGATTCCAGCCCCGGTCGGGACATTTTACAGTTATACAGGACGTGCCTAATTGCGTTAACATCTCCATCAAACTCAAACAGCAGTGCAAATGATTTAGGTACTGCTTCAGAATTTTCGATAAGCACGCCATTGGCATCGGCTTCATCCCCCATAACTTCTTGGCGGAATTCATCTGGCACCATAGCGCTCTCAAAGTCACCACTGTACCCGTTATTGGAAATCGATGTGTAATATGTCACATCGTCCGCATGAAATTTGTTTGTGCCACCCTCCGCTTTAAACTTGATAGATACAGCGCCGGGCCACGGCTTGACATCTCCATACGTGATTGGATCTCCTGGCTCCGATAGCAGCGGCGCATAATGCACATTTTTAAGTCCGTACTTAACCTTGTTCTTTTTTCTAACCTCAGCTTGATTCATGTAATACCTCCAGTTCGTATATTGTTTCAAAGCAACTTTCAGACGGCAAGTATATTTGTTCTGCATCGAAATACAGTCCTGCACTTTTCAGCACCGACTCCAGTCTGCCTTCTGCTACCGTATCTCTTCCCAGCGTATACAGTTCTACTTGATAATGGTCTACCCCCTGGTACACCGTTTCATCTGCTCCGAAGTTGTCTGTATGGTCCCTGAGAAACACGCCCCAAGGTAGGGGTGGCGCCTTGCCTTTAGGCCAGGCAAAATAACAAAACGGAATTCCGGAATCGTCAAGAATGTGTTTCAGTTCTGCTTGTGTCACCCTTTTTTTACCCTCACTTCAATGCGCTGCTGCAATTTTGCAACTGCGTGTTCTTCTGCTGGCCCAATGTGCGGTATTGCCTTTACACGTCCACCACCTACTTTGGCATGTCCGTTTTCAAGCAAATGCGTTAGCTGATATCGCTTTTTGTTATGTACAATGATTCTCAAGTCATTGTGATTTTCAAAGGCAACTTTTTCAGACCAGCCTTTTTTGTACTGCCCGGTTTTTACCGGAGAGTTCTCTTTGATTTCATCACGGCATTCGTCAGCTGTCTTTTTAACATCCGCTTTCATTCCCAGCGTTATTTCTTCCGTATACGCCTGTAAAAAATCGCTGACTGTTGATGCTAACTGTTCAGGCTTTATTCTCACTTGGTCCATTTTTAAGTTTATACTCCATATACAGTTCTACCATGTCCGGATTGGCCGCTGCTTGGTGCTGTGCACGTGACTGCTGATTATATGTACGATAGATATGCATTTCTTCGCCGTTTATCAGAGCTTCTTCCTGCCTGTTATAATCGCATTTCCGCATAGTTACCATAGCTGACGGTCTGAACCCGCTTTGTCCCGCCCGGTGAAATTCCGCCCCCGACACGCTGCCAACATTACAAAAGATGTTAGATTTTATTGGCGTGTTCACCCAATTACCGGATTCATCCTGGTTGCTTTCATACCCTATCAGAGTAATTTCATCCGCAAAATACATTATGTGTCCTCCATATTGTACTCGCCCGACAGCGATAATGACTGCTTCAGCAGCTCATAGGATTTCGCAAATTTGCTGGATGTATCGTCATACCCAAACTGCGCCTTGCAATACAGCTTTACAGCTTGCTGAATCAGTGGATTATCAAGTTTCACTTTTCTTACTCCTGCATTTTTGAGGTCCACAACGCAGGCAGATATGGTTTGGCTGATTTCATCGTCAAGCGACACCGACATAATTCGCAGCCATTTTTTAACTGATGGCAGCAGTTCTTCTGTCGTCATTCAATTATGCTTTGCTGGCTGCTGCGCCCTTTTTAATAAGCACAACGCCATTAGGGTCAATGAGTTTTCCGTCACACACAATAATCACTTTGTCTTTAATTGTGTTGTTGTCGTGGTCTGTCCAATGTACAGTGGTCATCTGCATATTGCTGTTGATGGCATAATTCTTCAAGTCGACAAAGACTGCCACAACCGTGCCGTCCACCGCTGTGTCATAAGGCGGAATAATATCATCCTCAACAAGCACAACACTTTTCCCGCCGAACCGCTGTGTACCGTCGCTGTCAATCCCATAATTGACGCGGCCAATCGGCTGACCGTTTTTGTCAACCATGCCATCAATGTATCCGTCAAATGTTCCCTTTGCCATATAGAAACTGCCCGTATTATAAGACAATTTAATCTTTGCAAACACGTTCTTTTTCCATCCAGCCCAGCTTGCAAAATCATCAGGACTCATTGTTACAACATTTTTAACGCTGGAATCTTTCACAATCCCAAGCATTTGGCCAGAACCGGTACCGTTGAATACGCCGACTTCCAGCGCTGTAATGATAGCCTCCACTGCAAGCGGCACAAACAGCGACTGAAATTCCGCAAACGTTGTAACACTTGTAAGCAACGTCTGTGCAATTTTACATTCCAGACCATAGTACGAAAAAGATACCGTTTGCTTGGCCGATGTCTTCTGATCGTCGCTTGTGGCCGCTTCTGTAATCCAGTGCGCGGTCGGTTTCAAGTCCAGAATTGGAATCTGTACACCACCCTGCACATTCATTTTGCGGACGGAATTAAAAATCGTCCCGCGGCTCTTCAACTCTGTGACAATTTCGTGTAGTGTAGTAGTGGGGATAACAGCTCCAACATCTCCCGTAGTAGTGGTAGCCACGGTGTTACGGAATCTTTCAGGCATTGTAGCATTGTGGCAAGCAAAGTTCATGAAAGCGTTACGGTATTCTTCAGTGTCAAAAACGTCCGTTGCCGCGTGACTGCTTTCATGCTGACCATCCAGAGAACTAATGCTCGGAATTTTTGGTGCACTGTTTTGCAGCGCTTCGTAGTTTGCTTGAGCCGCAGCAGCAGCTTCAAACTCTGTGTCCAAATTTGTTACCTGACTCTTAACTTTGTTGAATTCTTCAATGTTTCCAGAATCCAGTGCTGCTTTGGCAGAATTCATAAGACTGCCGCGCTTTGCAAGATACTGTTCTTTTGTCATTTTCTTTCCTCCAGTTTCAATAATTCATAATTTGCGGCCGCCATTGCAACAGCAGCCTGTTTTTCTTTTTCGGATGTGATTTTTTCACGCATTTTGGCAATAGCAGCACGTGGTATCATTCCGTAACTGCTTGCGGCCAGCTGTGGAACTGCCTCTGGTTCATCTGCCGCAAACATAACTTTATCCACAAGCTTTCTTTCCACCGCCTGCTGTGCAGTAAGATATGTTTCCTGCTCCATCATGTCCAATGCTTCTTGCTCTGTCATTCCAGATTTTGCCACGTACGCCGCTGCAATAGACCGATTGACATTCGCAAGCACTTCACTGATATGTGCATGGTCTTTATCATCACCGTCAGAGCACGCACTGGCATTATGCACCATGATTTGAGCCGTTGGACTGATTTCTGATTTTCCCGCCATTGCAATAACCGATGCTGCCGAACCGGCAAAACCGACAATTTTGATATCTACCCCCGGCGCATATGCACGCAGTGCTGTGTATATCTCACTGCCGGAATACACATCACCACCGCCGGAATTAATCTCAACATCTACAGGCTGGCCGTTTGCATTGGCAAGTGCTTGATTAACAGCAGCAGGCGAAGTTCCCTCAATTCCCCACCAGTCATATACCATCTGGTAGTCATTGGGGATAATATCGCCCTTAATCTGTATTGGCATCTGTCTTTACCTCCTTTTCTGTTACCGGTGCTGTATCCAACCGGCGAACCGGCGTATCACCACCCGGCAGCGGCGCAAGATTCATTACAGCACGCCATTCGTTCGGCGTCATGGCGCCACGGTCAACCATCTGCATTAAATTGAGTTTTGTCTGCATAGAGGCCGTTGACAGATTTGACGCTTCATACACTATGCTGTTACCGCACCCGCGCTGACGGTGACTAAACAACTTCCGTGTCATTTCGTCACCCCATTGTCGCACATCCGGCTCAATTTGGGATTCATAGTAAGCATTCCATTCATCTTCCGTATAGCTGGACATTACAATGTGTTCATTTGTGTTGAAAGTAGCACGTATTCTGTTAACTGTACGGTCCATCTGCGCCGCATTCGGCACATAGTCTTTCGGCTCAATCTGCTTTGCTTGCGCTTTTGAGTCCGTTGCCGCAACACCTGCGCCTTTCTCTGTGGCAAGAAAGTTTTCAGCAAATTTTTTAGCTTGCGTTTCCAAATCTTCCGGGCGCATTGCAGACGAAAATGTTAGTAGCCATTTAACAACACTACTGTTTTTAATTGCTTGTACGATTCCTTTATCGGTCGTTCCGATAATTTCCATCAGCGGAGCAAGTGCCTTTACCGGGGATGTTCCAAACAAATCATTGTCCGGCCCATAATCGCCGCGAAGATGAACTATATCGTCATAATCGAATGTGTACATTTTCCCATTCACAAGATAAAACTTCAGTGCCAGCGAACCATCATCTTCATATTTGGCTTCCACGTCAGCCGCAGAAATCGGATATAGCCCTATCGGAATTCCGTTTCCATTCCTTGCAATTAAGGCAAACGCATTTCCATTTAGGCAGAGCTGCGTTTCCATCCGCTCTTGAAATTTCTGCCCTGTCATATACGGATTTGGTTCTTCCAACAAGAATCGCATATACGCATCCGGATTAACGGAAAGGCTGTGTGAACCATCCGGGTTGATTATGTCTCGAATATGCTTTGCCACAGTTTTTCCAATAGCGTTTACCTTTGGCCGAATGGCACCCCTGACAATGTCCGAGCTATAAAGATTTCCATCCCACACATAGCAGGAGTTGTATTCCTGCATCATGTGGAACTGCGTTCCAGTGGGTGACCTGTTCCTAAAACGGTCCTTCATCCGCTGAATCCACCCCATGTAACCACCTCAAATCAAAGTTATAAATTCATCATGCTTGTCTTGCAGCACAACGAAAGCGTCTAGCAAAGCCGCTGTGCCGTCGATTCTATGAGTCTGGCATAGCCCTTTATCTGGCTGTATATTTCCGTTGATGTCCGATTTCACATAAGTGTTTGTCAGACAGTACTTGTCGATAGGATTATTGTTGTACACCACATTGTGCGCATCAAACTCCGCTTTTAAATCTTTCATCGGCTGGGACAACGTTGCTACTCCCTGCCGTATCGGTTTCATAACATTTTTCCCGAATTCTTGTTCAAATTCGAGCTTCAGACTATCATCAACGTGCCACGGGTCATATGCAATATACAACGGATAAATATCTTCCTTGTCGCGCAACTCTACAAACCAGTCCAAAAATACACGCTTATTCACTTTGTTGCCGGGTACTACCCGCAGCAGTTGTTTTGCCGCCCAAATGTCATATGGCGCATCATCCTGACTGTGCCTGTCTTTCATTTCGTCAAGCTTCCTCTGTGGTACCCAGTACATCTGCCGAATATATAGCTTGCTGTCTCCTTGCTTCATACAGATAGCTTTCGCCGCATTCAAGTCAACGCTGTCAGCAGCATCAAATCCACCGATACAGTAGCGAAACATCCCGGCTGATACCTCGAACTTTTCTGTGTTATCAAGTTCTTCCCATGAAAGCCATGCACTCGACGCATTTTCTTTTAGGTTGAAATCCTTGACAATAACTGTTGGCTTGAAGGTTGGGTCTGCTTTTGCCTTGTTAACGCACCCTTCCAAAAATTCTTGCTTTTTTATTGGGCCAAGCCCCGGATTTGCCTTTATCCACATTTGCGAATTTGTCCATTCATCGTAATTGTCAAGCTCATAGATAATCGGCAAAAACCGTTCGTCCGTAATGCTCCCGTCTATGACGGACGCTGCATAATCATACTGGCTGTCAAAAATACTTTCCCTGACAAAGCCATTCGTGGTAATGCACCATAGCATTGGCTGCTGCCTGGAACTCATGGACTGCTTCATAAGGTCATATACATCACGATTCTTAATTGCCGCCAATTCGTCAATCACAACGCAGTGACTATTTAGGCCGTCCAGCGAATTAACATTACTCGCCAATGCTTTGATGTATCCCAAATTCATAGGGCAGAATAGATCTGACTGTCGCTTCCGGATGTGTTTCCGCAGCAGTGGTGACTGCCTGACCATATTCCAACATTCGTTAAATCCTTTTGATGCCTGGTCCTTTGCTGTTGCAATGTTGTAGCATTCCGGAGCACCTTCTCCGTCACCGATTTCCATATACAGGTTAATGCCAGACAGCAGCGTGGTTTTACCATTCTTCCGCCCGATTATGTCCAATATTTCTTGATACCGTCGCAAATCCAAATCGTCAACAAACCCAAACGCTGCTTCCAAAAGCGCCTTTTGAAAAAGTTGCAGCTCCAATTTTGAGCCACGTTTACCTTGCGCCTGTCTGCAAAACGTTTCGATAAATTCGATTGGGCGGCTGGCCAGCTTTTCGTCAAAGTGCCAACGGCCCGGACTATTTAAATCTTGCAGCAGCTTCTCATACTCACGCTTAATTTTTTCACAGGCAACAATTTTCCCGTCAAGTACGGCCGTACCGTATTCTTCAATCGCGGTCATTTTCCCCCACCAACAAACTTTTGCAGTTCATCCATTTCAGTGCCGTCTGGTGCCAAATCACATAGTTGCTTAATTGCCACCATGTAGTTTTTCATGGTCGAGTTGAACGCATCAAATGCAGCAGACTTTTTCACTCCCTTTTGGGTCTCTCCATTCTGGTATTCTTCTGTGCATCCGTTTTCGGCAATCTCTGTTTGCAAAGATTCCAGCAGCACTTCCATGAATGCCGTGCTTGATATAAGTTTCATTGCTGCCTGAAGTTTCGCTGGCGTTTCTTTTGCACTTTTTAGGCCAAGCAGTTTTTTAAGTCGGTTCATTTCTTTCTTAATCGCCTTATCATCAAGCTTGTTCCCGTATTTCTCCATAACCACACCCCCCTCGCGCGCATCACGCAGTAAAAAAAATCTCCCCACACCGGTCCCGCCGCCGCCCTGTTCTATTTAATAATGGGGGGGCTGCCGCCGTCCACTTTGGATTTTATTTTAACTGTTTACATATTTTTACAATATTTTTATTTGCATTTTTTTTTAAAAGCATTGGAAACAGGACATTTGAATTGATTTATACATTAATTTACTATTGATTTTCCTAATACTCATAGACACAGGTAAAGTAATGCATGATACATTAATCCAATCTATGCCCGCCC